CGGGGGTCAATCCACGAATGGATAGGGTGAACTAATAAATTAAAGATAGGGATAACTTTAAACAAAGAAAAGAGGTTCAAACTAAACTAAGGTTAGGAGGGTGGTTCCGATGAGATTCAAAACATATATACAAACAAATATATACAAAAGTGACCACGGAGAACACGAGCTCCGGAAGAACAAACAAATAAATGCAACAACAAATAAATGCGAAAATAAAACAATAAAGAGATTCAACGACGAGAATCAAGAATGCCCCTAGACCACCACGATGAAGCGGCACCAAGAGGCATAGAAACAAAACCGGTAGTACCCGGCTTAAAGACATTCTGACTAGGCATGTAACCATTAGTAAACAACGTATAATCAGGTAGACCAGCAGCACGAAGAGAACTAGCTGCACGATCTAAATAGGCGGAAGTGAAGTCATTCTGGAATGCAAAATTATTACTTTGCATCGATAACCGATTAGATAACTCGTTACCTTGCAAATCACGGTTCAGCTGTCGGTTCAAGTCATTCTGACCTGAACCAAACTTCTGAGCCTCAATCTGCCGGTTCCAAGCATTCTTATCAGCAACAGCCTGACCAATAATCCCACCAACAGCGTTTATTCCAGCGGCTGCGGCTTGTCCGAGTCCTGAAGAGCCGCCGCCTCCTCCACCCGACGCGCCAGCAAGAGCAATTTCTTCTGCCATTGCTGGTTGACGAGGTTGACGAGAAACGACGATTCAAGAAAAGGAATAGGCGAAGACCGAGGAATAAGACCCTGGTACTGCAGGTAAACATCAGCAAAATTAACAGACACAGGAGTAGAAACACGACACGTGAAAAACCCTTCCCAGTAAAACTTGAGATTCGTAATAGGAACTTGAGTCTTGTTGTCCACTAGTTGGAACAACAAAGCTTGATCGAAGGTGAATTTCGGCAGACGTTCAGAGAATAGATTAGCAGTAATCCAGAGGGACTGAATGGTGAAGCCATTTGGCAAACCACCAAAAGAGCTAGAGGGATTGAGAGCAGAATAGTCCGGAGGAAAGACGACGAAGGTTTCACCAGGGTTAGGAACAACGATCGGAGTCAAACCAGTAACAGCAACAATTCGAGCATCTGAAAATTCGCGAAACTTTGGGTGATCACCCAAAGCTGGGTTGGGCGTTGAGATAACAGTTTCTGGATTCAATAAATTGACTCCAACTGTGCTACCCCAAGGCTCAAACGGGCGATCTCCAGAAACTCGATCATAGCCGTTAGCCAAAATTTGACCAAGATACGTAGTCCCATGAGTGATTTGACCATAACCACGAATCAAAAGAGTCTGCGTTTGGTTAAGAGCGGCATATGACTTAAAGTCACCAGCTGCCCAACGCAAGGCATAACTCCAGTGAATATTGGCTGTGGTCTCTTCAGTAACTATCAAAGAATGAGTTGGGACAACATCACCCTGGTCAGTAGTAACACTAAAGTTAGTAGAACCAGGGATACCAATCCACGTATTTCCTACAGAACGACAAGAACAAGGAGAAATAGCAGTGAGATTCGAAAGACGTATATTACCAGCAGCTCCCCGTGTGTACGGTTCCAAATGAGCTCCTGCTTGAAGTGGATCAAGCAAGATCTCATAAGAATCGAACAACTCAGAAACAGGAGCATTAATAACATTGCGCATTTGCATGGGTGCAAAATCCAAAGCAGCCTTATTCAACACTTCCACATCTATCTGATTTGCACCAGAAGATGAAGTGTTGAGTTGAAGCAAGCAGTAGATCGCAAGAAAGCCACCAATAGCATCAGGTGCTGTAGCACTATCGTCATCCAAAGGAGTCCGATAATGGTAAAGCATCCGCCGCTGATCAGGAACTGCCTTAGAGAACACATCCAAATGCTTCGGGTCAATAATACAATAATCAAAATACGTGAAAGCAGACACATCCTGCAGGGACTCAGGGGGAATGTTAGGTGGCAACCTAACAATCACGATAGCACCTGCATGAAATCCAGTTCCAGCAACTTTGACATTGTAATCAAGACCTCCGGCCCACACGTTATACATGCGAGAAACATAAGCGAGATTCGCGTGAGCAAATTGTGGCGCAATCGGAGTCGACCACAACAATTGACCTGGGGCAGTAGAAGTGCTCCAGGTAAAGCGTGCAAGGTGAACATAATGTTCATAGAACCAGGGATCAAGGATATTCTGAGCAGCGACGGCACCAGCAACCATTCCGGCTGTCTCCATGGGAGGAGCAGCCGTAACGGCGTCAGGTACAACCGACTGGTTCTGATCACCCCCAACCATGGTGCCATCACCACCTGTTGGAACAGCAGGCGCGGTTGCAGTCGTAGCAGATTGGAAAACCCAAGGCTGCTCAGACCAAACCTCGTCACTACACCAACAAGGGGCCAGATGGCGAAAAGGATACCACTTGCCATCATAGCACGAGTGTTGTTTCCTGCGACAAATGTCCACAAGGCCAGTATTGTGTACGGCAAGTCTAAACGAATCATCGTCGACATTGTCGTACAACCAATCCAGTCTACGGCCATTAGCACAGACAACACACGCGTGTCCACGACAGCACAAAGTACCCCTCTGGTTCCTATAAAACAAAAGCAATTTGCCAAGAAGCCCATCAGTGGAAACATCCTCAGGAGGAGGATTAGTGCACAAATGGACAACTTCAGTAAATCCCTCTGGATTATAAACACGAGATTCAACAACACGTAAAGCCTCTCTACCAGGGAAAATATCAGGGATCTTTTGAGAAAAAGCTGCCTGAAACTTCCAACAAGTACAAAAGTGGCCCTCACCACACAAAGTACAACAAATACAAGCGGAACGCGCCATATGACAAGCACCACAATACTTATACGTAAACTTAGCACAAACACAAGTCTTAAAACCACAAGACGCACAAGCACAAGTACACAATAAATACGAATGTCTGCAAATATCACAAGGCGGTAATCGGTTCACTGGGCAAGACGCGACAGAGTCGCCAGGAATGCCAAACAAACCTTTAGTAGTAAACCCTAGTTGACACTTGCGAAAGTGTACAAGATAGGGCTCCGTGCTGGGCATGTCAAAGCCCAACTCTTGTGACTTCTTAGAAAAGTAGCCAAAGAGTTGGTCAAAAACCTGCTCACCACACAATGACGCTTCAGTTAAGGCACAAAGTATAACACTTTTGAGAGTGACCTCATCGTATCGTACTTCCATGTTTTCCCAGGCAAGACGTCGAGTTCCCATGTTAGTGTAAGCGCACATCTTACGCAAACATTTCAACTCGAGTGGGCCTACCCAAGAGTCACCTTCCTTACGGAAGGAACGCTTGAGGAAAAGCATGTCCTTAACATACTTGACACCACCACCTCCAGAACCCTTATCTGCAGGAGTTAGTTCAAGACCTAAAGACGACATTACCTCCTTAAAACCTTCAAAGTTGAAGATAGGAGTTACCGCATCAGCGACACCGCACAAATTATCATCACCATAAACAGCAAAACGAACATGAGATTCAAATGCAGACCAACAAGATAAATGCGGTTTCACGGGATCAACAAGTGTTAACCACGCATAATAATAATAAAACATATTGACTAGACTGTTATCAAATGCAGTGCCAGGTTGGCCAGAAACCATCCCACCAGGACACTTTACAATGTCGTCATAATACATAATAAGTGGTTCATAAAGAACATTGTAGAGATTCTCTCTGATCTTATCGTGCTCAAGGCCCCAACTGGGGTCACACACACGATAAACAGAATTAATACACTTAACAACAGCCTTTACAAAAGCTGCTGGCATACAAGCATCCCACTGCTTGAAATCTCCATCAAAACCAGTACAACCAAGCTCAGTAAGGTAGTGGTACAAAATGTGCCACTCCTTAGAAGCTGGATTCATACCAATCTTGATGGGAATATCAAACGAGATGTCTGCACACGCAGCTGCAAAAGCATGACAATACATACGATGTACAATAGTAAAGTCAAGGGGGCAAGCAGCAAAAGAACGTGACTTACCGAGAGAGATTTTATCCTCAGTTAACAATTCGTCTTTAAGAGACGACACAAAAACAACTGCAGGTTTAACATTCTCTTGTTTACAAGCATGAATAAGACCGTCAACACATACTTCAACACGACGACCAACGCCTGGGGCAAAAGCCCACAGACCATCATCACGCTGAACAAATGCAACAGACTTATCCTTGCCTTTAAACTCTTTCCATCCTGTAAAAGGATAGCCAGGAGAACTCTTCCTCCACAACGGATGAGATTTATCATACGCAGACACACCATTGAGAGATTCACGCTTAGTTAAAACCTTAAGTTGTTTATGATGCTTCTGCAATTTCCTAATAAGAAACGCAGAAACATCAACAACAACACGGTCTAACAAAGCAAGATCAACAACAGGTTGCTTATGATTCCACTTATTCGTTGCAGATTCATAAGGGGAAAAACCCTTAGGTTGTTTACACCTAGGATCCTTATGCGTTAACACAGAAGGTACAAAATTAGGACCCCCAATAGGGAAGTCATCACAAAAAGGAGATTTCCATAATTGAGTATTAATAGCACGATTACGATTTAAGTTAAAAACAGGACGACCATCTGGATCAAAAGATCCAGGAAAGCCTACTTTAACAAACAGGTTACAAGCATCATCCAAATATGGACGAGGCTCAGTTAACGCCACATTTTGATATGGCAAAGCAACAAGCAAAGCAGGTTGAGATTCAGACTTGAAGATTGTATCAATATCCTCACGACAAAAATAAGCAGCTAACCCTAAAGAACGGGCAGCTGCACAATGAATTCCTAACAATTTCTTATTGCACTTGGGGTCATGTAGAATAAGCGGGGAGCCACAGTCACCTGCAACTGTGCCTACCGGACTATCCAAACCGTATCCTCCTAGTACCTGATATGCCCTCCCTGTCACGTTAGTATGAACCACTGGAACGGTCAAGAATGTGTGTAGCTTAACTACACGCATACTAAACCGCTTACAGCTGTTCTCTTGACATGACAAGGAAGCCATAGCACCTTTGTGATCCACTAACTCCAAACGAGAAGGAATATGACAAAGGACATCAGAAAACTGAGGACATTGACTAGCAACAGTAAAGAACATAATGTCAGTATTAACAGTACGTTCTAACACGGCAATAGAGTAAATCTTACCCAAATGACGCATATACACGTCTGGTCCAATATGCGCGACGGTCACTCCTAAGTGACCCTTGAGCATAAGACCAGAACAATGCAATGAACCAGTTTGCGTAACCATTTCAACCACATTACCATGAACGAGATTCTCTACCAAACGAGCTCCTGGATCACCAATAGCCTCAGCCTGAAAACCAGATTCATCCAGCATGGCATCACCCCAAGACATACCACTAACCCAATCAGGGTTATGTTTTAGGTCCAAAGGTTTGTCATTATAACCAGATGAGGCTTTAACAGGACGTGGGGCATGAGCACCAGGATCACTACGTTTGTCTTCAGATTCAGCCAAATAAGCTGGCTGGCGAAGACGAGCATAAGCAGACAAAACAGCTAAAGTTGTCTGCCCCAAAAACAAAAACACATTCAAAGCAGTGTACAAAACTGAAAAGGGTTGTAAAGTACCCCCAACAGCTGCAGCAAGAGATTCACGTGTAGCACCAACATCAAAATTACAAAAATGCGAGATGGTTTCATACAAATCAGCTAATGCAGGATCAGTAATAGGAATGGAACTATGTTCAGTGATGGCACACAATTGCCCACTCTCCGAACGGGAGTAAGCAATTGGAGCATGAAGGCCAAAGACATACACTGGAGATTCAAGATCTTCATAGGGTACAACCCAAATGGATGTATCCATGAAGTGTAAAACCGCAGCAATGGCCCCCGTCTTCACAGGGAGTTTAGCATTGTTGAGTGACATGATCACTGCAGCAATACCTTCACCAGGGTCACTTCTATCCGTAGAAGACAACATTCCATACAGGGTCTTCATTATTGAAAATGATAAAGACCCTTTAAGAACAGTCAACTTTGAGTAGAGTGATGAGAAAGTGGTCGCTGGGTTGAAAATTTCTGAAGAAGCACAAGAGAAACGGACTACATAGTCCGCATCTACTATGTTTGCTCGAGGAACATCAGCCCACCGCGTTACACCATGAGATTTCACAGGTTCAGCCATCAAATTAAACAAAAAATCCAAATTAACATCACGCACTACATCTGGAGTACCTCTTTCAGAAAAGGAGATTCTAACACATTTAGAGTGTGGAATCCCCTCCTCTAAAGAAGATACAGAATAATAACGCAACGGTATAATAGACTTACGTTTAAAGGAAAAACGAGCAATATCACAACGACGTAAAAATGCCTTACACTGATCTTCAGTAAGATCAGCCAAAGCGCGATCGAAATCACCGGTGTTACAAGTTAAAATAAGATAGGGGAGCGAACACCGATCATCGCCCATATCAAGAACACGTTGACGTACAGTATCAAAATCAGAACAAAACTCATTAATAACACAGTGAGACAAAAACTTAGGGGAAGAAGCAAAAGCAGTCTTCCCACAACCAGCATCACCAACACAAAGCAAAACACGCTTGTGTTTCAAAGTAAGACCAGCATAAACGTTGAGATCAATTTCCTCAAAACCAGGTTCAGCTTTTGCAGCTCTTGGCTTCGGAGCCTGAAACTGCATATTCTGAAGAACGGCATCAACTTGTTGATCAAACAAAAGTTTGCGACGTGTTTGGAGTGTAAAGAGCTCCAAGGCAATGGCATCAATAGACGCCAAATCGCCCATAGTACGAGGTTCATCACGACGATCAGTCTTCAAACGCATAAAGCGTAAATGGGAACAATCATCCTCGTAACGAATATATGCAGGCATTACTCCATGATTACCATGTTGCACCACTCCCTGAGGGGGAGTGTAATGATCATTCTTAACCGTACAGTTGATCAAAAAGTCACGCCTACGATCCAAAATATTCGGATTCGTGAGCGTGTCAGTACGAGCAACATCAACTAAGTTAGAACTGATAATTACATAACGAGAAGAAAATACCATTTTCTTCTCGCCCAATGCAGCCATATTAACCATGAAACTGGCACAAGTATGAATTTGTACCAACTCCCCAGCATCCGTATCCTTCTTTAAATAGCCAAAGTCATCATAATAAACGACGTCCTGCCCACAATAATTATTCCAGTACTCAGATGTAATGGCTCGAGGAAAGGTCAATAATGACCTCCCCTCGAGCTCTCCAAGTGCTTTAACAATAGCCTGAGCAGCACGACTTTTACCTACACCAGACTCACCACATAACCACAAAACAACGGGTTCCTGTTTTCCAGCAAGAGCAGAATAAAAAGAATCACGAGTTGCAACCAAAGAATCATAGACAACACGAAGACGGTCCAAAAGAGGACGCGCATTAGCCATATTCTCTGATTTACGAGCCAAATCCACATAAATGGCATCCAAATCATCAATTTCAGTCTTTAAAGAATTGAAGAACTGAGGATTGGAGAGCATTGTGGTCATATGGTTACGAATATCCCTCTGCATAGCTTCAAGAGTCTCAAGCTTAGTAGAGAGAGCAGTAACCAAACGCCGACGTTCGGCAGTGTGAGCATCAGTCCATTCAAAGCCAAGAAGAGTTCCAGCAGAAGACATAACAGAATTAAGCAAAGACTGAGGCCCAGAAACAATCTCTTTCCAAGATTTGGAAAAAGTGGCAATAGTAGAAGCACAAGAAGAAAGGTGTTTCCCAAAGGAAACACCCTTCAACAAATGACCAACACCAAAGGCAGAGGCAACAATAGAAACAAAGCCAACAAGAATAATAAAAGGTTTGGTACAAGAAAGTAAAAAGTCTTTAGACAAAGAGGTCCAGGAAGAGAGCTTATCAACAACACATGCAATAAATCCTTCCTCCTGAACCTCAATGGCTTCAGGTTTAAAACGATCAATAGAAAGAAGATCAGGAAAGTAAGAAGAAAGGAGTTCAAAACCTTTGGCCAACAAATCAACAACATCAGAAGGATCAAACCACATGAGACCATAAAGTTCAGCCAAAGAACCAAGAATTCCAAGACGCTTAACGGAATCACCACGAACAAATTCACCCAAAAGACAGGCAAGATTGACAGGTTTAATCCTGTCAAGAACAGCACGAACAGTGGCCAAAGAAAGATGATCAGCAGATTGAAAAGAAAAAGGAAAGGGAGGATTAATAGGAGGGTCATCAGACCAATCCTCCCAACACTCCCGTTCATACTCCCAATCATATGGATCATCAACAAAATCGTCCCACAAAAGAGACGACGGGGGATCACCAGAACAAAAAGAAAGGCGATCCCAAAGACCCTTGGA